GCCAGCCCGATCAAGTGTGCGGTGAGTGAGGGGTGAGGGTGGAACTGACGGAGAGGGGGACGGAGAGACGGAGAGAGGGGGAGAGGGGGAGAGGGGGAGAGGGGGAGACTTAGCGGCGCGAGGTGCGGCGGGAGATGTCGGCGCGCCAGAGGGCTTGGCTGTGGGTGCTGAGGTAGGCGCGGGCGTCGGCGCCCTCGAGTTTTTCGTAGGCGGCGAGGTGGGCTTCGTCGCTGAGCTGCTCGGCGGCGGGCGCGGCGTTGGCGTCGATGTGGGCCACGGGCGGGTGGCCCGTCTTCGCGAGGGCGAGGGTGGTCTGCTTCGCGACGTGGGCGGCGAAGGCGGATTTGATGGCCTCGGGGGTGTAGGCGGTCTGCATCTCGGCGATGCCGAGGGTGGAGAGGACGAAGGTGCGGGCTTCGAGGGAGGCTTCGAGGGCGGCGACCTCGCCGGCCGTGGTCTCGAGGGCAGACTTGGCCGAGGCGAGCTCGAGGGAAAGGGCGGCGACCTGGGCGGCGTTGTCGATGGACGCGAGGTGGGCTTTGAGGGACTCGGGGCCGGCGCCGAGGAAGGCCTCGAGGTTCAGCCCGGCGGTGGTGAAGAGGGCGGCGACGGACTCGAGGGTGGCCTTGGAGGTGTCGAGCGTGCCGCGGGCCTCGGTGAGGGTCTTAGGGGCGAGGCCGAGGGCGGAAAGGACGGAGGAGAGGGACATGGGCGAAAGACTGGGGGAGGTTGTGAGTGCGGGGGGTGTCAATGATCGGAAGTTGTCACAGAGGTCGGAAGAGGGGCACAGAGGACACAGAGTAAGGCAGGGGATCGGACTCTGGCTTGGCTCTGTGGGCTGGATCGGGATTAGAGGGTCGAGACGAGGAGGGCGCGGGCGGTGGCCATGTCGCCGATCGCGTCGATGAGATTGGCGGCGAGGGCGCCGGATCCGCTGAGGACTTGGCCGCGCATCGCGGAGGCCGGGACCAGGCGGTGGGCGAGGATGTGCGCGGTGAAGTCGGCAAAGGAGGCGTCGACACTCTCTTGGAGGTGGGTGCGCTGGGCGTCGGTGAGTTTGCCGCCGAAGCCGAGGGCTTTGAGGTCGCCGCCGGTGTTGACGATGGGATCGGGCTTCAGGCCTTCGCGTTCGTATTGGGCGGAGGTGTCCATCCACGGGATGTAAACGCCGATGGAGCCGACGGAGGCGGATTGGGTGGCGACGATGCCGCGGGTGCCGGCGGCGAGGTAATACGCGGCCGAGGCGATCATGTCTTCGGTGTAGGCGACGCAGGGGAGGCGCTCGGAGGCGAGGAGGGCGGCGATTTCAGGGGTGCCGGTGACGGTGCCGCCGGGTGAATCGATGTGGAGGATACAGCCGCGTGCGCCGGCGGCGAGCGCGTGCTCGTAGTCGGCGCGGATGGATTCGAAGGACGTGGCGCCGCAGGATTGCTCGATCTTGGAGAGGCCTTTGCCGAGGGGGCCGAGGATGTGGAGGGTGGCGATGCCGTCGGAATCGATGACGAGGCTTTTGCGCTGGGGGAAGAGGTCGGCGAGGGGACTGTCTTCGAGGTGGAGATCGGTGGCGAGGGCGCGTTCGAAGACGAGGCGGATCGAGGCGTGGGACTCGGGCGTGATGAACCAGGGGCGGTGGTAGATGTGCTCGGCGAGGTGGAGGAATTTCATAGGAGAGGGAATCGGAGGTGGCCCACGAAACACACGAAAGACACGAAAGTCGGAGGGTTCGGTTTCGTGTGTTTGGTGTGTTTCGTGGGCAGGAATCAGGCTTCGGGGTCGGGTTGGGTGGAGCTTTGCGGCTGCGCCCCGGTGCGTTGGACGGTGTTGCCGAGGTCGCCGAGGATTTGCTCGAGGGGGACTTCAGGGTATTTCTTTTGGATCGCCAGGGCTTCCATGTAGGCGCGGGCCCGCTCGGTGTAGACTTCGGCGCTGGTCTTGCCGTCGCGGGCGTGGAGGGTGCTCATCGCCACGCGGCCGGCGGCGACGTCGTCGAGATCATACTTGGCCGAGGCGCGGTCGACTTCGAACCAGGGGGGCGGGGCGATGCCCCACGACATCGTCTCCTCGTGGAGGGGGAGGACGCGGAGGTCGGGGCCGGCGAGGACGGCGGCGACGTAGTTGGCCACGCGGGTGGCGGCACGGTCGAGGGTCGTGAAGGTTTCGCGGATCAGGGTGTTGATCTGATCCTGCAGCGCGCGGTTGCTGGCGCCTTTAAGGGCGGCCGGATCGAGCATTTCGGCGCGCCAGCGGATGCCGGCGGCCCCGCGGGAGTGGACGCGGGAGTCGAAGTTCATCCACTGATCCGAGGGGCGCTCGCTTTGGTGAGCGGTGACGCTGTAGCCGGTCTTGACGAAGCGGGTGCGGCCGCGGGTGGATTCGACGGTCTCGGTGGCGCCGGAGGTGGGGGCGCGGGGGGCGGAGAAGGCGGCGGCGGGGTTGTATTTGCCGTCGGCGTTGGTCTCGATGAGGGTGAGGCGGGCGTCTTCGATCTGCTGGTCGAGCTGGGCGGATTGGGCGAGCTCGAGGCCGAGGAAGTCGAAGAGGGCGGCGGCCATCTCGGGGGGCGTGCGGCCTTCGGAGTAGGAGCGGGGGCGGGCGACGCGGAAGAGGTCGCGCGCGGAGATGTCCAGATCGTCGGCGCCTTTGGGGTCGGGGCCGAGGACGCGGTAGGCGACCTCGGTGCCGGCGGGGTTGTAGATGTGGCCGCCGGTGATGCGGAGGCCGCGGTAGGCGCCGCGGATGGTCTTTTGCGCGCCGGTGTCGGTGGTGATGGTGGTGAGGGCATCGGTGGCGCCGACGACTTGGACGGAGTCGTCGCGCTGGCCGATGCGGTGGGCCTCGAGGATCTGAAGGGCGGGGTAGCCGGACTCCCAGCGGGTGAGGAGGACGTAGAAGGAGCCGTCGGTGCCGAGGGTGGGGACGGCGAGGCGCCACGTGGTGCGCCAGTCGTAGAGGTAGCCGCGGAGATTCGTGATGTTCAGGGCGGACTCGAGGATGGGGAGGGCGGTGGCGCCGTAGGTGTGATCGTTGCCACGGAACTGGGGGCGGAAGTCGGAGGCGGCGACGTAGTCGGCTTTTTGGTCGAGGAGGGCGTGGGGCTGGCCGTGGAGGCCCTGGGCGCGGGACTCGGAGACGAGGCGCTTGAAGTTACGGGGGGAGAGGAGGTCGATGTAGTCGCCGTAGTGGTTGGGCGGGGCGGGGCGGAGGCGGTCGTCGTCGGGGGTGCGGCGGTATTGGGTGCCCTGCGGGCCGGCGGGGAAGGGGTTGCCGCGGGAGTCGAGGATGGTGAGGAAGCCGGGAGCGGTGGTGGTGGGCATCGGGGGAGGCGGAGGAGGGATCAGAGTCGGAGTCTTGTCACAGAGGTCGGAGGGAGGGGCACAGAGGACACAGAGGAAGGCAGGGGAGCGGGTGCGGACTCTGGCTTGGCTCGGTGGGCTGGGCTCCGGCTGGGCTCGGTGAAAATGGATCGGGACTGGGGTGGCGGCTTAGAAGCGGGCGAGGGCGGAGTTGGGGGACGGGGCGCCGTAGTCGGTGATGCCGAGCTGGAGGTAGGCGGCGGCGAGTTCGTCGGCCCACTCGGGCAGGGTCATCTCGCGGCCGGCGGAGCTGAATTGGTAGCTCTGGCCGTTGATGCTGGCGCCCACCAGGGAGGAGTTGGACTTCTTGACTTCGTCTTTGTAGCGGAGGCGCTCGGTGTTGAGCTCCGCCTGGGTGAAAAAGCGGTAGAGGCCGGATTGGACGGTGGGTTGGCTCATGGGGCGGAGGACGGGAGACGGAGGACGGAGGACGGGAGACGGAGGGAGGAGGGGGAAATGAAAAAACCCGCGCTGGTGTGGGCGCGGGTTGTGGTCCGAGCGCGGGGGCGCTTGGAAGGGGGGCGGGTGTCAAGGGGATCGGGTTCGGAGGGGAGTCACAGAGGTCGGAAGAGGGGCACAGAGGACACAGAGTAAGGCAGGGGAGCGGACTTTGGCGGGGCTCGGTGAAAAAATCAGGTGGGGGCGAGGGTGAGGGCGGGCGGGGTGTCCATGGTCTCGGCGCCAGTGAGGCCGAGGGCGGTGGCCATGACGACGGCCATGGCCTCGCAGTCGTCGGCGTGGTCGTTTTTTTGTCCATGCCAGACGTGGTGATGGGAGCCGTCGGGGGCGTCGACGCGTTTGCGGTAGTGGGCGTTCACTTGCTTGAAATACCAGTCGGGGGCGTCGGAGGCGGCGGTCCAGACGGGTTCGCCGGCGGAGGTGCGGGCGTCGGGGGAGCGGAGGGCGTGGAGGCGGTTCAGGGCGGAGTTTTTGGAGAAGAGGGTCTCGATGACGCAGGAGTGGGTGGTGCCTTGGAGGAGAGTGCCGGTGTAGGCGTCGATGATCTTGGGCTCGGCGTAGATGCGGCGGATGCCGTCGGGGTGGGCGTAGTCGCGCTCGGCTTTGTCGCCCATCATGGAGCGCCAGCCCATGCGGGCGCAGATGGTGCGGACGCGCTGCGTGTCGTGGCGGACATCGAGGGCGACGTGCTCGGGGGCGACTTTTTCCTCGGTGCAGACGCGGGCGATCTCGGAGGGGGAGAAGGCGATGAAGGCGAGGTGGAGGCGGGAGGCGGAGGAGCGGCCCCAGGCGCGGATGATGCAGACGAAGTGATCGAGCTGGACGTCGACGGTGCAGGTGCGGATCTGGGCGGCGGGCCACGGGTCGCGGAGTTTGTAGGGGGTGGGGTGCTGGTGCTGGGAATGGTTTTCGGGGCGGTGGTGGAACTCGGGATCCCAGGTGTCGGCGTCGCGTTTGAGGATGATCTGCTCGAGGAGGGTGACAGTGCCGAGGGTGGTGCGCTCGCGCTCGGCGTTGACCATCTCGCCGGCGATCACGGCCCAGGAGGAAAACGGGATGCCGGAGATGTGCCAGCCGATGGTGCGGGGGGCGGTGGAGGCGGTGGGGTTGAGGGCGACGTAGCGGCCGCGGGGGGCGGCGGCCGTGCCGTTCATGGCGAGGCGGGTGGCGGGGGTGTCGGCGTGGCGCGTGCGGCAGTGGGGGCACTGGTAGGCGACGGTGGGGGCGATGCGGCCCATGTCGGCGAGGCCGGAGGGGAGCGTGTAGGTGGCGTAGACGATGCCGCCGATGCGTTCGCCGGTGGTCGGGTCTTTGTGGGTGCGGCGGGGGACGAAGAGCTCGTGGCAGGTGGGGCAGCGGGGATGCCAGGTACGCTGGTCGGAGGCCTGGAAATACTGGTCGGCCTCGGTGTCGCGGTGCGTGCCGGTGAGCATGTGGATCTCGCGCCACGTGCCGGGCTCAGAGAAGGACTCGCGGCGTTTGGAGATGTCGGCGCACCAGCCGGGTTCGTAGGTCCAGGACTCGTCGAAGTAGAGGGTGCGGGCGGTCTTGGACTGGCGCTGGAGTTTGATGCCGGCGGAGCGGAGGAGGAAGTTGTGGCCGGCGGGGAATTGGAGGCGGGTGCGGGCGCGTTTGTTGGGGTCGGTGTAGAGGAGGGGGTGGAGGATCGGGAGGGCGTCGAAGAGGGGGTTGAACTTCTCGTCGCAGAAGTCGTCGATGGCTTTCTCGGGGTGCGAATACCAGAGGGCCGGGCCGGGCTCCACGAGGAAGGAGCGCATGGCGTGAAGCTGGCCGCAGAGAGTTTTGAGAAGCTGGGTGGCGCCGCGGATGAGGAAGCGGGTGCCGGGGGTCTGGTCGATGGTGTCGAGGATGTCGGGCGCGATCGGGAGGTCGAGGGCGTCGAGGATGGACGGGATCGCGGCGCAATGCTTGCGGGCGAAGGCGAGGGTGGATTTGCGGCGGAGGGGGCCGGTCATGGCGAGGGCGCGGGGGTGGGCGGCGGGGCGGCGGGCGAGGGCGGCGGGGCGGGCGCGAGGGGCGGGGTGGGCGGCGGCGGGGTGAGGGGCGCGGGGGCGGCGGGGGGAGTCGGCGTGCCGAGGGGAGGGGGCGCGGCGGGGGGAGTCGGCGAGTTGAAGACAATATCGAAGTGGGCGGCGCCGTGCTCGAGGTAGTCGTCGGTGGTGTCGCGGAGTTTGGCGAGGGCCCAGGAAGGGAGGGAGTTGCGCGCGGCGTGGGCGGCGGAGCGGGCAAAGGGGACGAGGAAGCGGGAGGAGAGGAGCTCCGGCTCGAGGACGGCGCGGGCCTCCTCGGGAAAGGAAAGGTTGATCAGGCGGCGGGAGAGGTGGTCGAGGTGGCCGTCGACCGCGCGGAGCGACCAGTAGGCCAGGGCGGCGATCAGGGCCTCGGCGGCTGGGCGCGGCAGCATCTCGCCGGCCTCGCGACCAAGGCGGGAGGAGAGCGTCTCCTCGTCGTAGAGGACGGAGGAGATGAGCTTGAGGGCGTCGGTGGCGTCTTTGACGCCGGAGAGATCGCCGCGGGATTGGGCGAGGCCGAG